ACTGACAAATTTGTCGTGATCGGTCGCCTTGTTCGCACAAAACTTCGAATTCGTCGCGATCAAAATCCGACTCCCCTTTTTACACACCTCGACCACTTTGGTGTTCTCGTGTCCCGAAAAATATTTTCGAATGAATGTTTCCATCTCAGATTTCACGTCTGAAAAATTCGAAGGCGGCGGTGGACGCCGCTTCTTCGGTGCGGATTTCTTCGTCGTCGGCGCGTCGTCGGTGCCCGAGAACAGCGCCTTCTTCACGTCCGACGTGAGTTTGTACTCCTTACCGGTGAAATCCTTGCAAAATCCAAATTGACGACCCACCAAGGTTTCGCATCGACAGAAACATTTTTGCATGACCGCGTCGCCGGTGACTAAAAACCACACGTGATTTCCCCCGTGTTCGCGACCGGTGTTCTCGCAGTACCGACTCGTCGTCGCGACGATGAGATTTCCATTCTTTTGTTTGTACGCCTTGGTCAGTCGCGAACTCGCCTGCCCCTCCATGTATTTCTGCACGAACGCCTCGAGATCCGCTATGGCGTCTTCATCGGCGAATTCGTCATTGGTCTCGTGTTTCGTGAAAGATCCCTCCTTGAACGCCGTGTTCGGGGGCTGCACGGTCGTGTGTGTCGTCGCGCTCGAGCGCACGGAGGACATCTCGAGCGTCGTCGGGTCTGGGTTCTGTTCGATTCGTTGAAGCATGGAGAGCACTGGACCGTGACGGTAAATGTACACGGGTAAGTACGCCACCTGATCGACCCGACCGAGGCTGTCGCACACCGAACACCCCTTGCCACCGCAGTCGTCGCATCGCGCCCGTTTCAGACTCCACGGCATTCGAAAACCACTTCCTTTGCTACCCCTCGACGCGTCTCCGTACACGGACGAGTCCACGACGTCGCTCCACTCCACGCTCGGTTTCGCCGTGTACAGGGCGATGAGAATGTGTTGTCGAAGCGCGATCGCCGCTCGTTGATCGACCACGAACCCGTGGAAGTTGATGTGTATGCCGGTCTTGACCTTGTCTTTCCCAACCTTCTTGGGTGGTGCCAGACACACGAGGGCGTCCTTCCCTCCGTGCGCTTTCACCTTGTTACAAATCACTTTCACGATGGACTCCACCTCTGGAAGATCCAGGGATTCCTTACTCTTGTAATCGAGATCGATGAAAAAATTGTACAGCGTGGATTTTTGCTCCACGACGTACAGTTTTTCACCCGACTTCACCGCGTCGCAGTAGACTTCGTAGAACTCTTTCAATCTGTCCTCGGGTATGCTGAGTTTCCCCCCGTTCATCAGCACGTGCGAGAGATTGGAAGCGTTGTTTAGTCTGTTTTCCTGACACCATCGTTTAAACATGGGGTGCCCTTAGTCCTCGTAACGGACGACCCCTCTAAGTCTGCGAAAGTACGAGGCGTCCTCTTCCTCGTCCTCGTCCTCGATCACGGGCTCCGGGGCTTTAATCTCCTTCTTGATCACCAGAAGCTCGTACACGGTGCTCTCCTTGATCTCGTCGACGTACTTGTCGGCGTCCGCCTCGGAATGACCCTTTTCGAGCATTGTGTTTTTAATTTGGGTGAGGATGAAGTTCTTACTCTTCATTTTACATAGTTAAACGTTTTTCTATATTGCGAACTTACCGCGGAATAAAACTCCGGATTTTTCAAAATGTGATCCACCTGCATTTTCCACTGTTTGCGTTTGTTGAAATCCTCGAGCGTGTCCCACGACATGAAATCGTTCTCGTCGTACACTCGCTTGATTGGTAGTTTATTATGTTTCCTCAGTTGCATCTTCGCCTTCTCCTCTGAAAACTTTCTCACCATCGCCTGACGCTGGGCGTTGTTGACGTCCACGAAGAACACGTAGACCGAGTAATGCAGATCGAACCCGTCCTCCTTGTCCTTCACCACGAACGAAAACTCCGTGTAAGACCCACTTCGCAAGTTCATGCATCCGCGCGTCTCTTCCTCCAATTCCCGGAGGGCACACCGAAGTGGTGCGGTGATCTCGCGCTTGCGGCAACCACCGGTGACGAATATCCACTCGTGCCACCGGCGATCACGAACCGTAAGAAACCGTGGCTTCTTATCGTCCGTTTCGAATGTGACTGGTATGGCGATAGCTTTGTGTTTTTTCATGATGATTCGTGATTTTCATCTACCATGAGTGAACTTATTTTTCTTCCACGATTTCGTCCACCGATTCTTCGATTTTCGGCGCGGATTCCGACGTCGATTGTCTCTCCTTCGGCGACGGCGGCGGCGGTGGCGGCATCGGCATCCCGAACGGTCTCGGCTGGGGCGGAGGCGTGAGCATGTGCATCATCTTCGTCTGGACCATCTTTAACCCGTCGACGTCGTCTTTCGCCTGCTTCATCTCCTTGAAGAGATAGATGCACGCCGCGACGCACACGATGGCGGCTATCATGGTGAGCAATTGTCGATCCATTTGAATCATGGTTTATTATTTGTGTTACTGCACATCCTTTTAAGCCGAATGAATCGCGCCCATTTTGGAATTACTTTTAGGACAATCGTACACCGGCTCGCCAAAGTTTCTCGCCTGGTAATGTGGATGTTTACACTGCACTTCAGTCGGCGCGGGACCACTCGCCTGTGCTTTTACGGAGGCGGCGGGACCCATGATGTATTTTTCGAGCGTGCGGCTTTTGGGGTCGTAGGTGATCACGAAGAGCACGGCTAAGATTATGGCGACGACGTGTAATCTCATGTTACAATATTGCAGAGAATAAATTTACTCTAGTTGGCGAATGCGAGGGACCCCATACCGTTCTTCACGACGAAGAGGTTGAATCCGATCGCGTACAGGTTTTGCTGGCTCGTCGCGGTCTCAGAGACCAATCGCGCGCTGTCGAGTCGAGAGAAGTTGACCGAACCAGTGCTGATGTGTCCCTTCGAGGTGTCCAAGCAGAGCGGGATGATGATGATGTTGTCCAAAAGATTGGCGCGGTCCGCGAACGGGCAGTGGAAGTACGCCGCCGCTTGCGTGAAGTGTGGTTGCGCCAATCGGAAATCACCGACGTCGATCCCGTTCATCTGCAACTTCAAGCGGTTCGTGATGCCCGCGAGCGCCACGGAACCGCCCGTGCTCGACGCCGCACAGATCGCCTTGACGGGGTGGTTGAAGTTCAACTCGTGAACCTTCGTGCTCGTCGCCAACGACTTTTGTACCGTGGTGACGAGGTATTGCAACGGCTGGCTCGCGAAGTACTCGCGTTCGGGTCCGTCCAGATAGATGTAGTTCGCCCACACCTCCCACTTGTCGCCGACTTCGGCGCCCCAGTGGATGCGAATCTCGACATCCATGTACTGGAGCGCGACCAATGGAAGCGCCTGGGCGTAGGAGTTGAACCAAAACTTGAGCGGGTAGAACTGCGCGTTCAACGCACCACCGAAGACGTTGCCGTTCGCCGATTGCACGTGGTTTTGTGCCATGATCGTCGGTGCCAAACGCTGGGTGAAAATAGCGTCTTGCTCGTCGACGACTTGCCCGCCGATGACCAACTGCACCTTGTCGATCACGGTGCTCCAATCGGAGATCGAGGTGTTCGCCTGAGTTCCATTTGTGAGCGGCGTCAAGTACACGTACGAGAGGAGATCCCCCTTGCGTTCGAAACGAACCGTCGACATGGCGTTCGCCTTCACCTGACCCTGGATCGTCTGTCGTTCCACCGTCTGGGCGAAATTAGTGTGACGTTTGAACGAACTTCTGAAGTAGCTCACGGTCGCATCTCCCGTGATTTCCTTGTCTTGGGCACCGATCGCGAGCAATTGCGTGATACCGGCACTCATGGTTTATAGTACTACCATGCGAGATTATTTTTAACCCATGAGGGTGCAACTCAAAAGTGCCGCGTAGTACACCGCGCTGTGTCTCGTGGTGATCATCCCCTGTGTGGTCAGGTATCGGATCTCGTACGGCAATTCGGTCTCGTCGGGATCGTCGTCGTAAATATGCTGACCGTACTCGTCGAGGACGTCCACCATCTCTTGCTTCGTCTCCACCGTGGTGTTCGTGATCAACGGATCCTTCGATTCCCACTGCTCCATGCGCTCGTACACCCGACGATTTTTCAACACGTATTTCGCCTTCTCGGTGGCATCCTCGAGCGCTTCCCACTCGTCCACGGTCTTGTCCGTGGTCGTCGGCTTCGCTTGATACTCCGTGTAATCCGCGCGTTCCTCGTCGGTCATCAGATCATACGCCTCCTGTGTGGCGAATTGTCTCTGGACGCGCACGTAGTTCGAGCCGTCCTCGATCGGGTGGTACGGCGATTTCGCGTCCGCGGGCAGCGAATCGTACGTCTCCTTGCTGATCTCGTATTTGAGCTCTTTAACGAACACGACGACGTTCCACTCCTCGTCGTCGTTTTTTCGCATGTCCGCCTTTGGACGGTACTCGTACTCGACCTTCTCGTAATAATCCTCGAGGTAGGTACGACGCTTGTGTTCGGGCATGCCGTCGTGATCCTCCTTGCTCGTCTTGTACCATCGCCGCTTGATGTAATACGCGACGTCCCTGAGTTCGCGACGAATCTTCTTTTTCGGACGAGCCACGGGCACGGCGAAATCACAACCCTGCGTCAACTTGGCGACCGTGCTCGAGCGCACGAGATCGTCGTCCTGCGCCCACACGTACCCATGCACGTTGGACGTGCACAGGAGATCACCGCTCTCGACGCTCGCACCGTTCCGCATCACGATCCAGACCTTGGCGTCGCCGCCGCGCGCGATGAGCGTCTCGGAATCGTCCGTGTGCACGTTCGAACCGGTGATGACCCCGTACCACGCCTTGCACGCGACTCTACTGGAGAGTTCGACGAGAGGTTTGCCACTCTTCGGACTGAACGCGTCGTCTCGCGCACACACGACCAACCCGCGATGGTCGGCGACGTTCGAGAACGGCACGTCGGTCACCCGGGTCTTAACCGCGTCCTTCT